CTTTGTTTCCGTTCATGTTGAGTGCGTTCATTTTGTTATTCCCTATTTTTGGCCCGCTTTATTGCTGGCATGTGCGTACAATAACCAATCCCCGCCCATATGTATACACATTTTATACAAATAGTTTCTATTGATTGCGGGCGGGGTGTTCTATTTTCTTTATCCACTCCCCGAACGCCTGCCATGCGGCGTCACAGCCGAAGGCCACACAGACGAAAGCACCGGCCTTGTGTGCGGCACAGAGGTATTCCACCTGCCCGTCTTGCCAGCGGCTCTTGGTGTGGTCGCGGCGCTTCAGCTCGCAGACGAACGCCGGACAGCCTGGGATCACAATGTCCGCCGCGCCGGGTGTCATGCCTTCGCTTTTCTGGGTCATGGTCTGCGCGTGGCTGCGCTTGCCTTCGTTGCGGGGGTGGATCGCAGTCAGCCCGTGGCTGTCGGGGTACTCGCGGCGCAGCCGTGCGAAGAACGTGACCTGCTCCAAGGACTCAGACGGACAGCGGCTGTCCCTGTGCTCCATGCTGCCGTACACTGGCAACCACTCTGGGGTTTTCATATGCTTCTGGCTCCTGATCTGGCGGCTGGTTAAATGCCAGGGTCTCGTAGAACCCGCTGGCTTGCTTTCTGTACGTTACCGTCTGGGGCATTTGCCCGCCTTGCGTAAACTGCTCAAACTGCTCCAGCCGCCGCTGTGGCCGACCGTCCAAACCCTTGGGGAGCCAGATAGAAAAGGATCGGTACTCGGTCACAAAGTCTGCTTTGATGCACTCCCTGCCACTGCGGGCAATGGTGGTGCCGAACTGCAAGGACAGTACCCGGTCACACTGTATCTGCGTGGGGTCTTTCTTGTGCGCCTTGAACTCTATCCGCAACTTCTCGTTTGGGTCTACCAGCTCGGCTTTGCAGGCGCAGCAGTACCTGGCGGCAATGTCGTTGTCTTTCAAACAGCGTGGGCATTCTTTGAACGTCCAGCGGTACGAGCACTGCAATAACCGCCCTCCAGGTGCTGGGTGGTACGCTCGGCATCTTCGCCCGTAGTGTGCTGGGAACCCTGCGCCCTGCTCTGTCTCTACCGGATGCCCGTCCAGGTCGAGGAAATACCCCTCGGCGCTGATCTGGAATCCCGCGTCATTCTTGCGGGCAGCAAACTCGTTCTCCACTCCGCAGTCCGGGCATTGTGCCTTGACGCTAACCTCGCCCGCCGCGCTCATGCTAGCCCGCACCTCTGGAGCGAACACATCGCCGTCCGGGCAGTGCCGCTCAATGTTCTCGGCGTAGTCCAAGATCAGGCAGTCAGCCTTGCCGGGAGACACCCGCAGACCGCGCCCGATGATCTGCTGGAGCAATCCCACGGACTCGGTGGCCCGTAGCAGTGCCACAACGTCAACGTGCGGGGCGTCGAAGCCTGTGGTCAGCACGGACACGTTTACAATGTACTTGATCTGCTGCGCCTTGAATCGGCGCAATATGCTGGCCCGCTCGCCCTTGGGCGTCCCTCCTGTGACAATTGCAGAGAGGTGCGGCGGCAGGCTTTCCATGCACTCGCGGGCGTGTTGCACTGTGGCGGCAAAGATGATCACGCCACGGCGGTTCTGCGCCTGTTCCACAACGTCTGCAATCACCGCAGAAGTCTTGCGCCCCTGCCCGACGAAAGCCTGATCCACCTCTGCCGCGTCAAACTTGCCCTGCCGGTTCAGTGCCATGCCGAGAGTCTGATACCCGTCTGCGTTAATAGAGCCAATCACCGGGGGCGTGAGAAAGCCACGGGCTATCAACTCCGGGGCGGTGATCTTGCTCACCAGACGCATAAAGTATGGGCCGCTGGTCTGCTGTTCGCTCACGGGCCTGCCGTGCTCGTCCAGCCGGTAGATGTACCCCGTCCGCATCCTGTAGGGCGTGGCTGAAAGGCCGATCACCCGCAGGTGCGGGTTGGCCTCCTGCATTCGCTCAATGATGTGCCGGATCGTGGGCGTTATGCCGTGGCACTCGTCCACCACTACGGCGCAGAACTGAGCGCCGAAACGGTGGATTTTGTTTTTAATCGTGCCAGGGGTGCCGAACACGACCGGGTGCCGCAGCTCTTTGGCCCCTAGCGAGGCGCTGAACACGCTCGCTTGGTTGCCGGTAGCAACGTACTTCTCTCGGTTCTGGACTACCAGTTCCGCCGAAGGAGCGATGCACAGGATGTGCTTGCCCTTGCTGATCCTGTGCAGCGTTTGCGCGATGGCCGCAATGATGTGGCTCTTGCCTGCGCCGGTAGCCGCCTCTATCAGACACGGCTCGGTGCAGACTCGCGTCCAGTCAATGACGCTATCGTGGGCGGTTTGTTGGTAGTCGCGCAGCACGGTCAAGCCTCCTTGTAGCCAGTAAAGCCAACAGGGTGGCTGTCCCAGAAAACATGGTCTGATATTCTGTTGCCGAACACCCCCTTTACCACTTCCACGACCACAACATTTGTCGCTCCGCGCTTTATAAAATAACTGTGCATTTCTTGAGCTGTCTCAAAGTCTCGATAAAACCCATCAGTTGCACCCGTATTAAAATCAACAATTGCAAAGACATTGCTCATTACGACAACCTCCAATAACTCGTTGGCTTCCCGCGATAGGGTTCCAGATCAACATCAGGGCAGTGCTTTTTCACAACCTGGGCATAAGACACTGCGCCCTCCCGCTCCACCTTGGTAAACGGCCTGCCGCACATGAGCGAGTCCCGCCCGTCTGCCACCAGCGCAAGCTCGTCGATAATCTCCTTCTTGCGCGTAGTGGCAAAGTCCAACTGGTCGCAGACCTCGTCATACTCGCGCAGCAGCTTTGCCACTGACGCTGTCTCGATCTCTTTGCGTAGAGGTTTCAGGTGTTCCGGGTTGTCGATCTCGGACAAGAACAACTCGTAAAACTCGCGCAATGGTGCAATGTGCTTGGTAAGCCATACGTTGTCACGATGCACAAGATCAAGGTGCGTGGTATGGCTTGCCCATTGCCAGAAGTAACACCTCTGTGCGTTGGCACACAGCATCTGCACCTGCATCTGTGCGTAGTAGTGCGGGTAATCCGAAACCGGCTTGTGCTGTGTGCCGCCCTTGGGGTCACGCATCCGGTACGGACACTTGACCTCCAGCAGAGCCAGGCCGTCCTGCCCGTCCAGCACGATGCCGTCTGGGCTTGCGCCTATCCAGCCGGACTCATGCACCATAAATCCTACCTTTCGCACCGTGTATCCAGCGTCCATTGCAAAGTCTACAATTGCGCCTGGTTCACGGGAGGTGCCGTACTCGGTCGCCGCGTTGCCGGTAAACTCTGGCTCTGCTTTGTGGTACGAGCGCACCATCTGGCGCAGCACATCGCGGGGTTCGCGGTAGGGGTCGAGGTTGAGGATTGCTCCAACGCTTGAGGCAGTAACGAGACCCTTGCGGGCCTCGTACCACTCGGGCGTCCTCTGATCCAGATCAGAAGGGGACGCCTGCATCTCGGATGCCTCCTGTCGGTGCTGGTGCTGCCGCTGGTGCCCCGCCGGTCTTCGGTGCTACCGCAGAGACCCAGTTGCCGCGCTTGTCGTTAATCTCCCACAGCCCCAGGCGCAGCATCATCTGCTTACCAACCAGAAACTGCGTCAGCTCCGCATCACTCGGCTCGCGCTCGATCTGCATCAGCTTGCCGCCCGCGTTGGCGTCAATCGCTGCCAGCATACGCTTGGCTTTGTCGGCCTTCTTTGAGTCAGGCTCGTACACCTTCACCTTCTGGAATATCCGGCGGTTCTTGTACTCCACCGGGGCCAGCACCTGCCACTGGAGGTTCACATAGTCTTCGCCTTCGTAGTTCTTCCAGCCTGCTTCTACGGGCGCAGCCAGCACGTTTGTGCCTTCGGGCATTGGCTCCAGATTGCCGCCACCGGATTCAAAATTGCCGCTGGTGCTTACTTTCTCTTTATCGTCTGACAGATTCCAAAATGACATATTCTTATACTCCTGCTGCTAAAGATGGGATGAACTGAACGAGCGGGTTGTGCCCTTGCTCCACGATCAAGTCTTCGCGGATGTTGTAGCGGTTCTTGCTGACGTTGGCGGCACTTGCGTAGGTCACGATGATGCGGGTGCCATCGCTGATAGCCTTCTTGCGCTCACCGTCACCTGTCGTAAAGGTTTGCAGCTTGAGGAAGCCAACGAGGTCGCAGTCGTCAACGTAAGGCGCAACGCTCTTTTTGGACAAGCGCAGGCTGTACCGGGTGTACACATCCTGATCTGGAAGCTCGATAGTCTCTGTCTCTGCGTGAGCAATAAAGACGATGTGCATTCCACGGCGCTCATTAAGCAGACCGCAGGCTTTGCGAACGCGCTGGTGCATCGAGGCCACTGCCGCCATGCCAGCACCGTACCCGCCCAGCGCCTGATTGATGCCCTTGGGCTTCTTGGGGTCGCTCTCGATAACGTGCTGGATGAACATCCGCTCCAGTGCGGTCACGGAGTCGATCACGACCGTTTTATAGTCGTGCTTGTCTTGCAGCAGAGCCATGATCTGTTCCCACAGCTCTGCTTCGCTGTGGATCAGCGGGAAGGCATCTGGGCGCATCGCGGCAGGGATTGATTGCAGGCCGTCTTCGGCTCGGATAAAGATGGGGTTGGGAAATGATGCAGCAAGTGTAGTCTTGCCCATTCCCGAGTCGCCACAGAGCGTGGCAATTACTGGCCGGTCTTCCGGCTTGGCGATCTTTTCTAAAACACTCATTGTAAAGCACCTCATTGGGCGTAGGGGCAGGAGCCTCCCTTGATATTTCCTTCTCTCCACGGCTGCAACTATATACCAGCGCAATTCCGCCTGTAAACACTCAATTGCAAATATTCTTTATTCGCCTGAATATATGCTTTAATATGGCAAATAAACCAACCACAGGAAAACCACCACCATGAAACTGGAACAGATACAGAAGGCGCTCAGTGACCGCAGGCTGATCGTCGTCGCAGAGGCCACGGGGATCAGCTACGGAACACTGCTGGCGATCCGAGATAACCCAGACGCGAACCCTGGCGTCAAGACCCTGAAGGTCATCGAGGACTACCTAAAGAGCACACGGGTATGACCAGTCATCAAGAGTTCATCGAAGCAGGCTATAAGGTCTTCGGCCTGCACAGCATCCTCCCAAGCGGGCTGTGCGCTTGTGGCTGGGACAAGTGCCAAGCTCCCGGCAAGCACCCGCAGGCTGCGAACTGGCAGCACACTCCGCACTGGTCAGATGAGCAGCTTGAGACCTTGATCGAGATGGGCCAGTTTGACACCGGCTTTGGCGTTCTCGTAGATGGCCTGCTGGTGGTGGATGTTGATGCCCGCAATGGCGGCGTCCAGAGCTACGCCAAACTGCTGGAGCGAGTTCCAGAGCTGGCAGGTGCCGGGCTGATAGTCGAGACCGGTAGCGGTGGCGGGTCGCAGCACCTGTACTTTGCACTTCCCGTCCCACAGGCACTGGTGCAGGCGCTGCCAGACTTTCCCGGCATAGACTTCAAGTCCAGCGGCTTTGTGGTTGGGCCTGGCTCACTGCATCGCAGTGGCAGACGGTACAAGGCAGTGCTCGGCACTCCTTTTGACATAGCCGCTGCCCCAGCCTCGTTGGTCGCTTTGCTGTTCCGCCCAGACCGGCACCGGGCAAAGATTGACGAGCAATGGGTGGACATATCGGACGATGAGCTGGCGGATATGCTGCGCCATATGCCCAACACGGGCAGCGTGGACTACGAGCAGTGGATCAGGGTCGGCATGGCCCTGCACCATGCCACCACTGGCACGGGCTACCAGATGTGGTGCGACTGGTCGGCACAGTCCCCGAAACATGACGAGTCGCAGATGGAGCACAAGTGGCACAGCTTCGGCAAATCTGCGAACCCGGTCACTGTAGGCACCCTGGTGCATCACGCACAGGCTAATGGCTGGCAGCGCCCTGTGACCTTTACTCCGGACTGGGTGCCTCTTGTGGAGCCAACAGCCGACACACTGGACATCACAGGCATCGACCTGCTGCGTCCGCCAGGCTTTGCCGGGGAGCTTACCGCGTGGGTCAATTCGCAGTCGATCTTCCCACGCGAGACCCTTGCAGTGTCTGCCGCGCTGATGACCATCAGCAACTGCGGCGGGATGCGCTACACGGACCCGCTGGACAACGGGGCTTTCAATCTCTTTTGCTTTGGCGTGGCGGACTCCAGCACGGGCAAGGAGGCTATTTTACAGGCGCACAACGACCTTATCCGCGCTGCTGGTATCTCTCCGGCACTGGTCGGGGGCATCAAGAGCGAGCAGGAGATTTACCGCAATCTGATCCGGCACCAGGCTGCGTTTTATAGCATCGACGAGCTTGGGGAGCACCTTGCCAAGATCACCGGCTCCCGCACCCGTGGCGGGGCTGTCTACCTTGAGGGCGTGATCGGGGCGCTGATGTCGATTTACTCCAAGTCAAACAGCTTCGTGGCCGTGACCGGCGACCTTAAAGAGCAGATCAAACAGGACTTGCTAGGCGAGCAGAAGCGCACCCAGAAGGCCGTGGACGATGGCGAGCGTGGGCTGGAGCACCGGCTGGAGCGCATCCAGCAGCAGTTGACAACCGTAGACATGGGCATCGAGAATCCCTTTCTTTCGATATTCGGCTTGACCACTCCAGACAAATTCGACAAGCTGATGGACTACGACATGGCGGTCAACGGCTTCATGGGCCGCGCTTTGATCTTCCGGGAGCTGGAAGGCAACCCACGCATCAAGCCACGGGCGCAGCGCACCAGGCCACCCGTGCCAGATCGGATCAAGTACACCCTGGCTGGGCTGTACGCTCCGGGCTACACCATCGAGACCGGCGCACG